AGAATAAATGTCTATTTTCAATGGTAATTCGTATTCAAACGTAAATATAGGCACCGCCGCTAATAGTGGAGACGGTGACGCCTTAAGAACTGCGTTTGAAAAGACAAACAATAATTTCTTTGATATTTACACCTTTCTAGGAAACAGTACTCATCTTGGTAATGTGACTAACATTAATATCAAAGGTGGTACTATCACAGGTATTACTGATCTTGCATTGGCAGACGGTGGCACGGGTGCAAGTACAGCAACTGCTGCAAGAACTAATTTAGGATTAATAATTGGTACTAATGTCCAAGCATGGGATTCTGCATTAGATGTTATTTCAACCGTTACTCCTGCTGCGGATAGAATTGTTTATTATACTGGAGCATCATCTGCATCAGGCACCACTCTTACCGCTTATGCAAGAACTTTATTAGATGATACTGATGCTGCCAATGTAAGAACAACGCTTGGATTAGGTAATGCTGCATTATTAAATGATGGGTTACTAGTAGTAACTGATGCGAATGTTACTGCTAATCTAACGGTTGGCAATGTAACTATTTTAAATTCTATACTTGGTAACGTGTCGATAGGCAACATTAGTATATCGGGTAGATTAACAACATCTGAAGCTACAGTAACAGGTAATATTTCCGCATCTGGCAACGCATCTTTTGGTAATGTATCTGCCACAGCAATTGTTGGAACACGAGGCTCTTTTAATTTTGCTAACATAGGTAATGTATTACTTGATAAGGGTAATATAAATGCTATAGATAGATTAAATGCTGCGACAGGTTATTTCTCAGGTAATTTGGTAGTTGGTGGAAATGTAAATATTGCCGGAAACATTACAGTTGGTAATATTATTGTGTCTGGTACTACTACGACTGTTGGTAGTCAAAACATAACAGGCAATATTAATGTATATAATGTTATTGCTGAAAATGCTTCCCAACCAGGCGGATCAGCAGTAGTATCTGTACAGGGTAGATTCAGCGGCAATGTAACTGCTGGTAATATTACTGCAACTAGAGGAACATTTACACAGGTAGATTTGCCTGCTTCAGGTGTAGCATCGACAACATATGGTGGTACCTCTAAAGTACCGGTATTCGTAGTAGGAACAGATGGTAGAATTACATCTGCAGCTAACGTAAATGTTGCAGGTGTAACGTCGTTCAGTTCTAATAATAGATTTTTTGTTATTTCTACCGCTGATGGTAGTTCGTTTACTGCTAATATCCCTAACGTAAGTGTGACGGCTGATACATATGGTGGGACAACAAATGTACCAGTTATTACTATAGATCAACAAGGTAGAATTACATCTGCAGCAAACGTAGCAGTATCTGCACTAACGGATACTGGAGTAGCAGCAGCAGTTTATGGTTCCTCTAGAGTTATTCCGGTTATAAACGTAAATGCTCAGGGTAGAATAGTCACAGCATCTAATGTATCAATAGGTGACATAGTTTTAGGATCTGAAACTTCCGGTAATTATATTGCTACAATGTTGGGCGGTCTTGGGATCGGTGTTTCAGGTTCTGGATCAGAAAGTGCGATAGTAACATTGACAAATACTGGAGTAGTAAATTTATCTAACGTTAGTCCAATATTAGCTAATGTATCTACCGGAAATGTGCAAATCACACATGCTACATCTGGTGTAGCAGCATCAACTTATGGTGGTAATGATGGTATAGGTGTGTTCACGGTAAATTCTACCGGTCACGTCTCGTACGCAGCAAATGTTTCTTTGAACACAGCATTTGGCGCAACTACCGTTTCCAATATTACAGCATCTAATATTGTTGCGTCTAATGTTAATATATCTGGTAACGCTCTTTTTAGAACTTATTCAGAATACGTAAGTAACGTAACAGCAGCAGCTGGAACAACTACAATTGATTTAAACCTTCAAGACTCTGGTGTATTCTTTTGCGTAATAAATAGTAGTAAGACATTCACATTTAGTAATCCTCCGACCAATAGATTGGGAAGCTTCTCTTTAATTACATTTAACTCTTTTGCAGGGAATACTATATCATGGCCAGGAACAGTGAAATGGGCAGGTGGTGCATCTAATATTCCACCAAGAACAAGTAATGCTAGCGCTATTGATGTTTGGACATTTTTTACTTATGATTCAGGAACTTCTTATATTGGAACACTTGCAAGTAAGGATGCTAAGGCATAATGTTTTTTAGAAATGTAACTAAAGATAAAACCTGGAGAATAGAAAGAAAGACTGTAACATTTAATAGTTCTGGTAATCTTTCTGTTCCTTTCGGTAAAAATTCTATTAGTATTTACGGGCAGGGTGTTCCAGGCAATTCACCTGTACCAGGAAATCCTACACCCGCTTCGCCAGGCAATCCAACAGGTAATTTTAATCCACCATATCCGGTAGGATCCAATCCTCCAGAACCATATCCTGGTGGAGAAAATTCTAATCCACCTAATCCGCCCACTCCAGGCAATCCTGGTACTCCTACTGTTTATTATTATAATACTTTAGTTCATGTAGTTGGTCCTCAAACGAGTAATTGTATAGCTGCTTTTGGAAACGAATGGCAAGGTAATCCATCTCCGTTATCAAGCCCAGCTACAAGCAATTGGCCAGGGTTTATTTTAGGCAACGTACTTGCTTCCAACAGTGCTAATTATAATGAAACCTTAAAACCCGGAACTAGTAATCCTGTAGACTCGCCAGGTGAAGGTTTTAGAGGAGGTACTGGAACTTTCTATATCAATGCTATTGCCGAACCTTGTGGTATTGGGTTGTATTATACATACGACTATACTTCACCTGGCTCTCCTGCAAATAATCCCGTACCCGGAAACCCTACTCCGCCTACTCCTTATCCTGGCGGCGAAAATCCAGGTAACCCAATTATTGCACCGGGTAATGAAAATACCAATCCTCCTACGCCGAATCCCCCAAATCCTTCTTCTTCTGGAAATGCGGGATCACCATTTTCAGTGTTAGGAGTCACTTTTCCCGGCGGACCAATTGGAGGAAACGCTCCAGCAGTATCTGGAACACCTGTATTTTTACCTACAGTTGGTCCAAATGAAACTAATTTATCTATAACCGTTCCCTCAGGAGGCAGTGTTAATATAACATTTGATTAATTATGTATAGAATACCTTTGTTTACTCCCAATTTACCTCCAATGGTTCTTTGGGAAAATTTATTTACAAGTGACGAAATAGATCAGATAGTAGATTTATGCGAACGTGAAAAATTTGAAGCAGCTAGAGTAGGTGAAACTAATTATAGTAAATTAGATTTGGAAACCAGAGATAGTACTATTTCCTGGTTATCTATCGGCAAAGACACAGAATGGATTTACAAAAGATTAGTAGATCTAGTTTCACAAATTAATCATCAGTCTTTTTGGATGCAATTAGATTATGTGCAAGTATTGCAGTACACAAAATACAATGCGGAATCTGAACAACATTACGATTGGCATTTTGATTCCTATTTGAATTCACAACCTCAAGATAGAAAAATTAGTTTTTCAATGTGTCTTAGTGAGCCAGATGAATATGAGGGAGGTGAATTAGAAGTAGTATTTAATGGTAATGTTAGTAAATCTAAATCTTTTAGATTAGAAAAAGGACAAGTGCTTTTATTTAAGAGCTTTTATCCTCATAGAGTAAAGCCTGTTACTAAAGGCGAAAGAAAAAGTTTAGTGGGGTGGTGTGTGGGTGATAGAATATGCTAAAGCTATTTTATCGTGATCCCACTATAGAGTTTTATTGTGAAGAACATCTATTTGGTAATATCCCTGAACCGGAACCAGCAGTAAAATATGTACCAAAATGGTATAAGAATATTAAACCGTATAATAATGGAAGAGATCAATTTAATTCAAAAGGTATGACAGCTAAAAAATGTCTGCCCATGTTGGATGCAATGACGGCAGGTTGGATTATTCCCCTTCAGGGGGATATAAACATACGAACAAGTGCTGATCTAAAAAATATAGAATTGGGTGGTACTCCATTATATAAACAAGCAGAATTTCATTCCTTAGATCAAGTAGGTGGTAATACATGGCCAGGTGGAGTTTCAGCGCCTATAAAGTTTATTAACAATTGGATAATTAAAACGGCTCCTGGTTGGTCATCATTATTTGTAAGCCCAATTAATCATTTTGAAAAAAGATTTACTTGTTTAGGTGGATTAGTTGATACTGATAAATATTGGAAACAGATTAATTTTCCCGCAGTGTGGCATACCCCAAATTATGATGCATTGGTAGAAGCAGGCACACCGTTAGTGCAAGTAATACCTGTAAAAAGAAGTACGTTGAAAGAAGAAGCTAAGCCCAGAGTCATTACTGCTAAGGAAAAAAAGGTAGTTGCAGATTTGCATCTTAGACAACAAACAAGGCATCATGTTTATACCCATGAATTAAGGGAAAAACGAAAAGAAGTTAAAGAGGATTAAATGCCTACAAAATTATTTTACTGTTTCGATAAAACTAATAAAGTAGCTATAAGCTATGGACCGGTGCCTGAAACTTGGAGAAACATCACAGGATTAACAGATGAGTACGAATCTAATTATATAGATTTAAATCATGCTGGACATAATTTTGGATTTTTAACTGAGGAACAAGCCTTAGCTGAGGGTGCTAATTCAACACAACTAGCAGAAGTAAAAACTAATTTCGAAACAGTACAATGGAATCTTGTTAGAATAGAACGTAATAACAAATTACGAGACTGTGATTGGACAGAATTGCCTTCAGCTTCGTTATCTAAAAGTGAGGATTGGAAACAAACCTGGGCAAACTATAGAAATGATCTGAGAAATATAACTACACAACAAGATCCTTTTAATGTTGTATGGCCAATTATTTCCAACTAAAATGCGATATGTAAGAAAGTATTACGAAGTTGATCCAGAAAATACAATTATAGCAGATGAAATCTGGGATGATGTTTTACGTGAAAAGGATAGATTACTTGACGAAGTGTTTAATAACTACGTAAATGTTTGGGACGTTAGTTTCACTGCAGTATGTAATGAATGTGGGACATCATTTCCAGGTAACGTAAATAAACAATTAAAATACACTTTACATTGTCCCAATTGTAATGCCTCAAATTATAAGTTTGAAACTATAGAAGATGTAGTAGACCCAGAATTTAAAAAAAGAATCTATAGATATATTAGCAATCTAAGATACATAGAATTAAAATTTAGTTCACCTGAAGAGGTTGTTTGGCCAACGTTCCCTAGTACTTAAATTTTAGCCTAGTGTAAGGAGACACGAAGATGGCAATAAAGGTAAGTAACACTACCGTTATAGATAACTCACGAAATTTAATTAATGTTGCCTCAGTGACTCTCGCAGGCAACATTAGTTGTCTCGATTATGAAATCAATCGCCCATATTTCAGTGATGTAGCAGAAAAGAATACTGCTCTAGGTAATGTTATTACAACACAAGATTTTGATGTATCTTTATCTAATTGTTTTACTGCTAATTTGAACGGTAATACTACTTTTACTTTTTCTAATCCACCTGCATCGGGGAGATTTGGTTCATTCATAGTTTTGCTTAGAAACAATCATTCTGGTAATGCCATTGTTTGGCCTACATCTGTTAGGTGGCCGGGTGGTAATGCTAGTATTTCAAGAACTACTACATCTGGGGCGTATGATCTGTGGGGATTCTATACTTTCGACGCAGGGACAAACTGGTTTGGTAATGCATTGCAAAAAGATTTGAAGGTATAATATGAGTGATATTCAAATTTTTACAGAGCTTCTACCTGAGATTTCTCTATTAGCAGATGATACTACAGGTTTGAATCACCACATTTTAAACGCAAAAATAGATTTTGCTAAACAACGTGAGCTTATGAGATTACAAAATGAGTCCCAACAATCGTTACAAGAAAAACAAAATTTACTACAAATAGAATTTAGTAAACAAACATCTGAGGTTCAGTTAGAGAATCAAAAGAAAATACAAGAAATTCAACACCAAAATTCTATAGATTTAAGTAATGCTCAAAAAAATAATAATATAGAACTTGAGCGTAAACGTGTAAAAATGGAAATGATTAGAATGGCGAAAGAAATTGTTATGGAAAATAAAAAGCTTTTGCCTATTCAAAGTAAAAGTATTACGCCTGATGATTTAATAGAATTTTCCGAAAAACTTTTTGAATATTACAATAATTGAAAATGTATGTACAGATTATTTTCGTATAAGTATGAATACCACAACTATGCGTATTGGGAAGATGGTTTTTCTGTTAAAGAACTCGATGATCTTCAAAATCTAGCTAAATCTGTTCTAGGCCCCGCTAATGTGGGCAAAGAAGATGGGCATGGGGAGGATTTAGGAATTAGAAGAACCAAGGTTGGGTGGATAGAACAGGTTGCTGAAAATATTTGGGTTTATGATAAGATAGGGCATATCACCAATGTTTTAAATTCTAGATTTTTTAATTTTGACATAGATTGGTTAGAACAACCTCAATTAGGAAATTATTTAGCTGAAGATCGTGGAACATATGACTGGCATATGGATCAAGGTTCTCCTAAATGTCGTAAACTTTCATTCGTCATGCAATTGACGGATCCTTTGGATTATGAAGGAGGCGAATTGTTATTACAATTAGGGTCTACTCCAGTCACAATACCTAAAAAAAGAGGATTGGTAACAGTTTTTCCTAGTTACATTTTACATAAAGTAACTGAAGTTACACAAGGAAGTAGACAATCTTTAGTTTGTTGGATTAATGGGCCTGCATTTAGGTAATAGATATGAGTAATTTTTTATCAAGAATAGAAGTTGATTATAAAGATTTTTTAGGCATATACCATAATGTATATGAGCCAGGGTTTTGCAAACATATTATTGATGAATTTGAATTTTATGCAGAAAGTAATAAAACCTATAATCGCAAACAACATGAAAATATGGAATCATTTGCTAAAGATGATACTTTATTCTTTTATGATATGCGTAATTTGGATAATATAAAATCGTTTGAGACTAAAAATGGTAATAGAGACACTATTAAATACTTTAATATAGGATTGCAAGCAGTATTTGATATATATGCTACTAAATTTAGTATACTTAGGTTGTTTAATCTTTCTAGTACTACTATGAAAGTACAACGAACAGATCCAGGACAAGGATATCATTTATTTCATTGCGAAAATATGGATCTATTGTCTCAAAGTAGAACATTAGTTTTTATGCTTTATCTCAATGATATAGAGGAAGAAGGTGGTGAGACGGAATTCTTATATCAGAAATTAAGAATAAAACCCAAAGAAAATACTATGCTTATTTGGCCTGCAGATTGGACCTATACACATAGAGGCAATACTGTTTTGGGCCCAACATCAAAGTATATAGTAACTGGTTGGTTTTTAGCACATTAGGAATTAAAATGCCAATAGGATCTAGTAAAATTGTAGGATGGGCTGGAGGTTTAGCACCTGGTGGCACTGTAACCTTCAATGCTTCTAGTACTTGGACAGCTCCCGTTGGAATTAGAACGGTTTCAGTATCGGGTGCAGGCGGCACAGGCAATGCTGGAAATCCAGGCAATGCCGGTTCTACGGGCAACACAGGATCGCCGGGCAATGCCGGGAATCCAGGTACTAATGGACCAGGTGGGAGTGGTAATTCAGGGACTGCCGGAGGTGGTGGGGGCGGAGGTGGTGGGGGCGGTGGCGGAGCTTTTTGGTATACAACTTCTCCCCCCTTTAACTATGATTATTATTATGGTTTCGGGAGTCCAGGATATGGGGGTGGGGGAGGTAATCCTGCTTCTCCTGGGGGATACGGTGGTGGGGGTGGACCCGGGGGAAGTGGAGGGAACGACGGGTATCCGGGAAACAACGGTGGAAGCGGAAATGCAGGTAGTGCCGGTGGTAGCAATCCTGGCACAGCTGGAGCCAATGGAAATCCCGGAACTACAGGCGCTTCAGGAACTACAGGCGCTTCAGGAAATCCGGGAACAGCTGGGACTACGGGGGCGTCTAGTTCCGCGATTGGCGTAACTTTTCCTGGGGGTTCTGGGGGAAATGCTGGTACAGGTGGTACCGGTGGAGCGGGAGGAGCGGGAGGTAACGGAGGGACGGGCGGTACGGCCGGAAATCCCGGCAGCCCAGGCACAGGAGGAGCTGGAGGCAACGGTGGAGGTGGTGGAAATGGAGGCAACGGAGGAATTTCTATAGTATTTTGGATAAGTGCGGGTTGGATGAGAGGAGGTGGATCTAGTCCTGGTAATACTGGTGGATCAGGTTCTCCTAATAGCGGATTTAATAATTTTGGTAATGGGGGAGGTGGAGGTGGTGGCGGACCCGGACCTAGCGGTGGAAGTCCTGGGGGGTCTGGTGGTAGGGGCGGGTACGCCGGTACTGGAGGTCCTGGAGCAGCGGGTACCGGAGCAAACCCAGGTAACCCAGGTAATGCTGGCTCTGCAGGAAGTGCCGGAAACCCCGGAAATTCTGGTAATCCTGGATCTGCTGGGACTCCGGGCGGGCCCACCACAGTATCTGTAACTCCTGGCGCATCTTATCCAGTCACTGTTGGTACTCCTGCAGGTAGTATAACAATTTCATGGGATCCACAATAATGAAAATAAATTATAGTAACGAAATAGAAAACAAAATATTAAATCTTTTGGCTAATACCGAAGATTCAAAATCAATCATAGAAAAATTGCCCGAGTTTATGCAAATAATGCAAATACTCAATACAAACACTGAAGGATTGTATAGAGCTAGATCAATAGGTGTAGGTATAAGTAATGTTGAGGAAATAGATATCTGTATGCGAGGCGACAACTTTCATATGTGGATACCATTGGGTAGGGATAAAACCATTGCTTTAATACATTCTTTGGCTGGGTCAATTAACTATGATGTTACTTTAAAGCCTATTGTTACTGAAAAACACTTGGAAGATGGAAACTCGTTGGCAACTTAAAAAAATTTCAACCGGAGAACCTTTATCTGAAAAATATTTAGATATACCTATAAACTGGAGAAACGTTATAGGTATGCCTTCTCCGGGTATGGATCCTGATCGACCCGTGGAAAATTTATCTTGGGCAGGGTGGGAAGATTTAGGGTTTTTCAGGGTGGATATTGATTACGACGAAGTTTATAATAAGGAATACCAAAGAATAATAGAATACCTTAAGGAATCTGATTATACCATGTTACCAGATGTCCCTTTGACATCTGAAAAGAAATATGAATGGATGGAATATAGAAGAAAACTTAGAGAAGTAAAATATCAAGCTTCCTTTCCTTTTGATATTGAGTGGCCAAGTAAACCCTAGTAATTATAAATATATTTGGTTATATAACCAAATTTTCTTAGGTGCCAGATGGCCAACAATATACAACACAAAAGATCCTCAGTAGCAGGAAAAATACCCACATCTGCCAATCTGGCTGTCGGAGAAATTGCTATCAATTTCTCGGACAAACTCATCTACACCAAGAACACCTCCGGTAATGTCATAGTAATAGCCTATGGATCACTTGAAAGCTATACTGGTAACATAATTCCTTCGCAGAACGTAACTTATTCATTAGGTAATGCTACACATAGATTCTCCAACCTATATCTAAGCGGATCCACAATAGATTTGAGCGGCGGTCAAATAAAGTATGAATCTGGTAGATTCAAATTTTTAGATTTTACCGGGAATCCATCTAATACTTTAATCTATACCGCCAATATTATTGAATCTGGAACTGCTTCAAGTGGTAATGTTTTTTATTCTGATGCAAGAGCATACTCGAATACCTTATCAGCAATAAAGACAGGCAATGGCATTGCCTATAATAACTTAACAGGTAATATTACACTGTCTGCTACAGGTGTAATTCCTGGATCGTACGGCAATGCGACCTTTACCCCACAAATTCAAGTTGACAGTTTTGGTAGAATAACTAGTATATCTAATATATCAACCACAGGATCAGGTGTTAATGGTTTCACAAGTAATGCTAATTCCTTCATTATTTCTACTACATCTGGAAATCTATACGCAAATTTAAACATAGATGCTCAATTAGGTTTAGATTTGGTAAATGATTATGCGAATAATAAAGTAGTATTAGCTGTCCAGGCAGGCTTGCAAGGTCTCACTGTAGATTATGGACTCGTAACAGAAGTTACTAGTGCTATAACTTACGATTATGGAACACTATAAAGAGAAAATAAATGGCAACACAAGTAAGATTTAGAAGAGGTAATTCCACTCAAAATGATGCGTTTACAGGCGCAGAAGGTGAAATCACAGTTGATACTACCAACAAATCTGTTCGTGTACACGATGGATTAACTGCAGGTGGTACATTACTTCTATCTAATACTTCTGCTACATTATATCTGAATAATTTGACAGGGAATATTATTCCTGCTCAAAATGTTACATATTCATTGGGTAATTCTACGCATAGATTTAAAGATATTTTCTTAAGCGGATCTTCTATTGATCTTGGTGGAGTAATACTTAAAAATGAGAGTGGATTTTTCAAAATAGTAGATAATTCTGGCAATAATGTTCCAATTAGAGTTTATACTGCAAACGTCATAGAATCCGGCGATACTACCTCAGGAAATGTTTATTTTACTAATGCCAGAGTATATTCAGCTGTAACTGGCAATCTAGCATTAAAAGCTAATGTAACAGACTTAACAACAAGCAATGTTACAGAAGGTACTAATTTATATTTCACTAATGCCAGGGCAAGACAAGCTATTTCGATTATAGGTAGCGGATCTTATGATAATACTACAGGCGTCATTACTATAACAGGTGGGGTATCGTCTGTAGGGGGTGCTACTGGTAACGTTTCTAATAATCAGTTGGCGCTTGCTATATCTAATTCTGGTATATTAACTACAAGTAATGTTGCAGAAGGTACAAATCTTTATTATACTAATGCTCGTGTTTATGCAGCAGTCACCGGTAATCTAGCTACAAAAGCTAACGTAACAGATTTAACGACAAGTAATGTTACAGAAGGTACTAATCTTTATTATTCTAATTATCGTGTTTATACTGCAGTTACAGGTAATTTAGCATTAAAAGCTAACGTAACAGACTTAACAACAAGCAATGTTACAGAAGGTACGAATCTTTATTATACTAATGCTAGAACATATGCAAACGTGATTTCTCTATTACCAACATACACAGGTAATGTTGGTGGTAATATGGTTGGGACATACACTAATACTAGCATCCTTGCTGGCACAAGTGAATTCATATTTGATAATGCTGGTAACGTAACTGTTCCAAATGCAATTCGAGCTAATATCCTGTATGCAAATACCATACAAAACTTAAGTACTAGCAATTTGATCGAAGGGACAAATCTTTATTATACTAATGCTCGTGTTTATTCAAATGTGGTATCCTTGGTAACAACAAGCTTTGTAAATAATTTAAACGTAAATGCTAATTTTAATAATCTTACAAACTTACCTAGTCCAGGAATAACAGTACAGTTACAAGGAGATGTGTCCGGTAGTGCTTCGGCTAATATTACAAATCTATCTCAAAGTAATACTATATTATTAACTACAACTATTCAACCGAATAGTGTAGCATTAGGCACAGATACTACTGGGCCATACGTGGCAAACTTAATAGCAGGAACAGGCGTATCATTATCAGGTTTGGGTAATGAGGGAACTACACCAACGATTAGTATAGGACAAGATGTCAGCCCTACTGCGAGTGTGACGTTCGGTAATGTAGTTGTCACCGGCAATTTACAAGTATTGGGTAATCTTTCTCAATTGAATGTAGCGGTTCTTGAAGTAGAAGATAATATGATCTACTTGAACGCTAATAGCACAATCGCTAATCCCGACTTAGGTTTCGCGGGTAATTATAACGACGGCACATATGCCCATGCTGGATTATTTAGAGATGCTACAGATGGTACTTGGAAATTTTATCACAAATATTTACCGGAACCAGATGCATCCCCATATATAGATACCACCAATACTTCGTTCACATTAGCAAATGTGCAAGCATTTACTGTTACTGGAAATAATGCGGTTTTCAGTACGGCAACCTTAAGTAATATTACAGGTACTCATAGTTACGGTCAGATTTCCTCTGGTGTTGTAATTGAAAAGTCCCCTACAGTAAATGTTTCATTGACAGGCGACGTAACAGGATCAGCTGAAAGACTACTATCTAATTTGGGTAGTAATATAATTAACATTGTAACAACTATCCAACCTAATAGTGTTGAATTAGGAATAGATACTTTTGGTAAGTATGTTGCAAATGTGATACAAGGCACAGGAATCTCACTTTTAGACACAGGCGACGGTGAAAGGTCTAATGTTACTATTTCTTTAGATGTAAGCGGAGTTGCTGCAGGTTTATATGGAAGTAACGGTGCGGTACCTGTTATTAATGTGGATTCCTATGGAAGAGTCATAAATGTTACTAATACACTTATATCTGCACAAGCATTAAGTGGATCTTTAACCTTAGGCACACAAACTACAGGGGATTATGTAAATAATGTTTTAGCAGGCACAGGATTAGTTGCTAGTGGTCAAGGAGGGGAAGCTGCTAATGTTACATTGACCTTAACAACCACAGGAATATCCGCTAGTACGTATGGAGGCAATGGAGTTATCCCATTTTTTACAGTTGACACATACGGTAGATTGTCAAGTGCAGGAAATATTACTTTAACTACAAGTAATGTAATTGAGGGTGCTAATCTATATTACACCAACGCTAGAGTTTATGCAAATATTGCTACAATGTTACCAACCTATACCGGTAATGTTGGTGGTAATATGGTTGGGGCATACACTAATACGTCTATAATAGCAGGTACGGCAGAATTTATATTTGATAATGCTGGCAATATTATTGTGCCAAATGCTGTCAGAGCAAATATTTTATACGCAAATAGTATACAAAATCTTACAACGAGTAATTTAACAGAAGGCACCAATCTTTATTATACCAATGCTCGTGTTTATGCAGCAGTTACAGGCAATTTAGCAGCAAAGGCAAATGTAACAGATTTAACTACTGCCAATGTTCTAGAACTTAATAATCTTTATTACACTAATGCTAGAGTTTATGCTGCTGTTACTGGCAATCTTGCTACGAAAGCTAATGTGACAGATTTAACTACTGCCAATGTACTAGAACTTAATAATCTTTATTACACTAATGCTAGAGTTTATGCCGCGGTAACAGGTAATTTAGCAACTAAAGCTAACGTTTCTGATCTGACAACAAGCAATGTTACAGAAGGAAGTAATCTTTACTTCACCAATGCTCGTGTAACATCTAATGTAGTAGCTTATCTACCCAGTTATACTGGTAACATTGGCGGTAATTTAGTAGGGGCATTTACCAATTCGTCTATTATAGCAGGTACGGCAGAATTTATATTTGATAATGCTGGTAACGTAACTGTTCCAAATGCTATCAGAGCAAACATTTTATATGCCAACACTATCCAAAATTTAACCACTAGTAATTTAACAGAAGGTAATAATTTATACTATACTAATGCTAGAGTTTATGCAGCAGTTACAGGCAATTTAGCAGCAAAAGCTAACGTAACAGATTTAAAAACCGCGAATGTAGCAGAACTAACTAATCTCTATTTTACAAATGCCAGAGTAAATGCTGCATTGTCAATGCAAACATTGGGCAATGTAACATTTGGTTCTACAGTTTTAATTAACAATGGTCAAGGTGGCGCAGGATCAGATGAAGGAGGGCAAATAGATTTTGCCATTCCAACAACAAATTCTACTCTATCTGGTCCTATTGCAGTTGATATCTATCAAAATAGATTTAGAATTTTTGAAACAACAGGCACCAATCGTGGTGTCTATATAGATTTGACGACTACAGGTGCAGCAGCAGGAACAAATTTAATAGGTGGTGCTGGTACAATTACTTCTGTAGCAGGAGTAACTTCAGGGGCAGTATCAAATGCTCAAATAGCTTCAGGTATTTCTAGTTCAGGCATTTTAA